TCTTCTGATATTGATTCTAAAGTTCTCGACAATTATGATTCTGTCATATTTGGTGGGAATACTTATGCAATTAATAAATATGATGACAATGGTTTTATAATAAACATTACAGTAGGAAGGGAGGCTTGACATGGCAACAATAACACAATTATTAACGTCTGTTGAAAATCTTTTTACAACTACTGAATGGACATCGCATAATATCAAAGCATTTCCTGCAAACTACCAAGGCGAATTAAACGCTGATGAGTGGATTCGGGTTAGTGTATTGCCTTTTTCTTCAGAGTTAGTTTTTAATACTGATGTATCTGCTAACGGTCAAATAGTATGTCAAATTTTTGTACCTTCTGGTGCTGGAATGAAACGTGCTTATGAGATCGCTGATATATTAAAAAACTTACTAGATCGGAAAGAAATTTCTGGGTATCTGCAAACAACTAATAGCTTTATAACAACAGTTGGGATTGACGTAAAAGATTCAAGTTTATTTAACGTGAATTACACCGTCAATTTCATTTCAATTAACTAATATAATATAAGGAAAAAAATACAATGGCTCTAATATCAAATATAGGTGCTGGGATTTTCACAAAGCTTAAATTCAAAGCTGATAGTTCTTACTCTTTACCAACTTCAGATTCATCTCATCAAACGTTTATAGCGTCTGGTTCAGGTGATTTTGATGGTGCTACAGAAATAACTTCAATCAGAGAGTTTCCAAGTTTTGGTAAACCCGCTAATATCGTAAACGTACCACAGTACGGACAATCAGTTTCTAGTCAAATTCAAGGACAAGCTGATGCTCCTACTATGGAATACACTATTAACTATGTACCAAGTGTGCATGCTGCTATCCAAGCATTAGTTCAAGATGGTTTGACTTACGTCTTCCAAGTTGACGTAAAAAATGCTGAAACTGGCGACAATGGTGCATTCTATGTTAAAGGTTCTTTTGCTTCTTTTGAAGTAACACCATCTTTAACAGACAGTAACCAAGCTACGATTACTATGTCAACTCAAGGGGACTACAAAGGCCCTTTCGCTGACTAATAATAAATAATATTTTTGTGTTGGGGATTAATTTCCCCAGCATATTAATTAGTATAGGATAAAAAATGGATAATAATAATAAGCCATTTAATAAGTTTTATGTATTAAGAATTACATCATTACATATTAAAAAGGCTATCGACACATCTATTCGTAAAACATACGATAGGATGAAAGATGTAGAAAATAAAGCCGAAGTCTTCGAGACATTAGATGTCTTGCATAAAGTAAGAAAACTGCATGAAGACTTTGAAACAAATAATAAACATTTATATAAAAAACCTGAAGATAATAAGGTTGAAGTAAAGGAAGAGAATGAAACACATAAAGATAGTTGATATAACTAAAAAGATTCCATTTTTGGAACAAGAAGTAGAAATAAAACAATTGACGGTGAAGGGTGTGAGAGAATTACAAACAACTTTAGATAAGTCTAAAGATGATGTATCTGGTTTAACAACACTTAGTGCTATATTTAAAGCAACTGTAATTGGTGCTGATGGTATGAAGGATAAGGATTTCGAAAACTTCCCAATACAAGCACTTACAGAGCTCTCCAATGAGATTCTGGTTTACAATGGCTTAGGTGCTAAAGATGATAAAGGTGATAAGTTGGGGAAGACGAGTTAGTAGAATATGAAATGGCTTTCCAATTAGGTATAAGTTTAAGAGATTTACATGACATGCCATTTACTGAATATAATGGTTGGCATAAATATTTCCAAGAACGACCTTATGGTTGGCGAGATGATCATAGATCTGCTATAATTGCACAAACAACTTACACTGGTACTAAACCTTTAAATGTACAAGAGTTATTTCCTACTTTAAAATTATTACAAAACAGCGAAGCTGCACAAGCTAATAAAAATAAAGCAGGCTTCGAAGCTTTGAAGTCTATGGTAAAAAAATAAATCTAATACATAATAGATATGGCGGATAAAACCGCCTATCTTTTAGGAGAAATTTATGAGAGATAATAAAATAATTGAAAAGCATATTAAAGCTTTACAAAAAAGTTTAAAAGAAAAAGATTTATTTAAAAATCTTAAAAAAGAAGTGAACATTGGTGGCAATGGAACACAAAAATATAGAATTAAAAAAGGTATTAATAAAGGTAAAGTAATATGACAATAACTGTTATTAATTTAAAATCATCTATTGATAGTCTTCAAAGAGATGTTGATAAAGAAATTGAGAAGCAATTAAGGGCTAAGTCTTTAAAAGCATTTGCTGATGTTAAATTAATGACACCTGTTGATACAGGACAAGCAAGAAACTCTTGGTATATTGGTTATACTGAAAAATATTTTAATGGTGAGGTAGGTAGTACATCAAATATAACTATACTTGCACCTAAAGACAAACCACAAGAAATTATTGTAACTAACGGTGTTACTTATATTCAATTTCTTAATAATGGTCATAGCCGTCAGGCCCCAATAAAATTTATAGAGAGTGCTTTTAAAAAGTACTTTGATTCCGTTGAAGTTCAAGTAACTAACGGGTAAACAAATTAACCGAAAATAATACACAACTAATTGTGTTTAATAAATAGAAATAAAAAACATGACAGTTAAACTAATAGTGCAAGCTGAAGTAAAAGGTACGGCACAGGTAAATAATTTAAAGACAGGGTTAAAAGGTTTAGGGACTCAAGCTTTAATTGCTAAGAAAAAATTAGCATCTTTAGAAGCAGGAGCAGCTAGATCGAGAGCAACTTTTGCAGCATTAGGTCGTACTCTTAAGGTAGGTGTTGGTGTTGGATTAGCAGCTGTTACTTTTGGTATTGGTAAATTTGTTAAAGATACGTTTGCTGCAGGTAAGCTTACTGAATCATTACAAGTAAGATTTAAACTATTATTTAATTCAGCTACAGAGGGTGGTAAAGCGTTTCAAGTAATGAATAAGTTTGCAGCTAAAGTACCTTTTTCACTTGAAGCTATTGCTGCTGGTTCTGGTAACCTAGCCGTTATATCTAAAAATGCTAGTGAATTAAATAAAATATTAGAAGTAACTGGTAACGTTGCTGCTGCAACTGGACTAGACTTTGCTCAAACTGCTACACAAATTCAAAGATCATTTGCTGGTGGTATCGCTGCTGCTGATGTATTCAGAGAAAGAGGTGTTAGAGCAATGTTAGGTTTTGAGGCTGGTGCTACAGTATCAATCGAAGAAACTAAGAAAAGATTTTTTGAAGTATTTGCTAATGGTGGACAATATTCTCAAGCAACAAAAGAATTTGAAACTACATTAGAAGCAAATGTTTCATTTGTACAAGATGCTTACTTTAGATTTAGACAAGCTGCTGCTGAGCCTTTATTTGGTGGTGTTAAAGAACAGTTAATAGAATTAGTTGGTGATTTTAAAGAAAATGATGCACAATTAAAAACATTAGCTAAAAGAATAGGTAAATCACTTGCAAGGGGTTTTAAAAACTTAGGTGAATTTATAAAATCTACTGTAGAAAATATTAATCTACTTGTAAAAGCTATTAAATTATTTATAGGTTTAAAAGCATATCTCATTATAGGTGACCTTGGTGCTGCATTTAAGTTACTGATAATCCAAATTAAGGCTGCTGAATTTTCTATGTACGCTTTAGGAGCAGCTTTTAGAGTAAATCCATTAGGTATATTTATTACCACTGTACAAATTGCTGCATTTGCTTGGATAGCTTTTTCAAATGAAATAAAAGAAGCAGCAAAATATATCAAAGATACATTTACGCTGATAATAAACAGAGCTGATCTTGCAGTTAGGAATTTTTGGGATTCTTTAGGTCTTGGTAATGATGCTCATACTAAAAAAATATTAGAATTAGAAGCTGAGATAAAACGTGTAGAAGATGGTTGGAATAAAGCTAGTGAAGCTAAATTTGAATATCTAAATAATGGTAACAGTAGATTTGATAAGTATGATGATCAAATTGCAAAAAGAAAAATTTACCAACAGCCACATAATCCTCGATTAGATATGCTTAAAGAGCAAGCAGATTATTTGAAAAAAATGGCGGAAGACTATCTTGCATCTGAAGAACAATATAAATTTGGTATAAAAAAAGGTACATACAACGATGAAGATAAGGCTAGAAGAAATAGAGCTGATAAATTTAGATTCCAAGAGCCAGTTCATAATATTAGAGGGGATATGGCTGCACAAGAGAAAGCAACAGCAATTGCTAATGCAGCAGCCCTTGAAGCTATGAAAGAACAAAGAGCACAATTAGCATCAATTGGTATTGAATCTCAAGCTATCGCTACTACAATCGGTGATACTTGGGTAAACGGATTAAGAGAAGGTAATTCATTACTACAGATTACTAAAGATAGTTTTAAAAATGTACTTCAAATGATAGCTGAAACTATATTAAGAAAAACTATTGAGTATGGTGTAGAATTATTATTTCAAGCTTTACTTGGTAAAAAAGTAGATAAAGAAAAAGAAATTACTAAAGAGAAAAAGAAACAATTTTTCTGGACAGCATTAACAGCTGGAATGGGAGGCGGTGGTGGTAACGGTGGGTCATTCCTTAATATGGCTGAAGGTGGTGTTGTACCTGGTGGTGCTCCATACACTGACAGAATACCTACAATGCTAACACCTGGTGAAGTTGTCATACCTAGAAATAAAGTTGGACAACAAAGTTCAGTAACTAATAATACAATTAATATAAGTGGTAATGTTGACCAAAGAGCAATAGATCAAATTAGATCTGTTATATCATCAAGTCCATCACATGTTGGTGGGGCTAATAAAAATTATACTAGAAATACTTCTGGTTTAAGAAATAGGGGTAAATAATGTCAAAAATATTTGAATATACAAACAACATATTATTAAATAGAACAGCAAGAGTTAGAAGATCAATATCTAATTCAGGTTATGCCAGACAAGAGAGGGGCAGTCCGACATTTTATTCTATGGAAGTAAGTTTACCATTATTAACTAAAACACAATATGATGAAGTTGAATCTGAACTATTAGGTTTAATAGATGGTATTGATTTTAAAACAACTAGTTTACCATCAAATATTAATTTAACTTTTGCTAATGGATCTATAATTGCCCAATCTGGTTTAACAATTACAGTTGTTGATGCTAATACAAGTGGAGTTGATGTTCAATTGGCTAATGTAGATACATCAAGTAATGTTAAAGCTGGAGATTTTATACAATTTAGTTCAAGCACAAAAGTATATCAAATTAAAGAAGATGCAACTGCAACAAATGGTAATTTATTAACATTTAAATTAATGACTGGTGCAATTAATCCTATTGTAAACCCTAATACTTTTATTTATGGTAACGGAGTACAATTTAAATTATTGTTAAACGGTAGACCAGATGTAACAGTTGTACCTGGGCCTGTTTATAATTACTATTCTTATGGATCTTTTGAGTTTCAGGAGGTTTTATAATGGTTAGAGTAATAGATTCAGTAACTTTAGCTGAAACACAAAGTACTAAAAGTTATCCTATTGAATTAATTAAATTTCAAGTTACTTCAGATAATGCTGATAGTTTATTTTTAAATACAGGTTACACAAATATTACATATAATAGTGATACATATTTACCTGGTTCAAATGTAGTAAGTTTATCTGCTGTTGAAGAAACTAAGGATGTAAAAACTAATGCGATAACTATAAAATTAAATGGTATACCAAATACAATTATAGCTGCTTTAGAAAATGTAAATGCTATTGGTGGTATAGTTACAATATATCAAGCCTTTTGGAATGAAGAAACTGGAGCAATCCAAGGTCAAGTTTATCAAAAATGGCAAGGTATAATTAATTCACATGCAGTTGATGAAGAAAATACTGAAACTGGTAATGTTAATATAAGTGTAGAATGTAAAAATATAGTAGGTGCTATATTAAATACTAAATCAGGTAGATTTACATCTGATAGTTCATTTAAAAAATATACAAATAATGATGTATCTATGGAATTTGTTGCCTCAATGGTTGACTTTAATCCAAGATTTGGTGCAGAAGATTAATAAGAAAAGGTAATAAAATATAATGATAAGAATTGGAGAATACAAAGACGTTGACCAAGGTGTAAAATTGCTTGAACAACATAGAATGGAATTTGATTTTGGTCAATTTAAAGAAGATAATACGGAATATTATAAAGGCTTAATGCAAGCAATAGCTAAAGATAGAACTGCAGTAATATCAGAAAATGAAAATGGTATAATTGATGGTGTATTATTAGGAATGAAAATACCTAATTTATTAAATCCACATTTATGTCAATTACATGTTCTATTAACTTGGGTTCACCCTGATAAAAGAGGATCCTCTATATTTTATAGAATGAATAAAATGTTAGAGAAAGAAATTAAAAATCATAAAGAAGTTAAGGATATAATTTTTTATTCTATTCCAAAAACTAATATTAATTTTAATAAATTGAACTATAAAGAATTTCAATCAATGTACAAAAAGGAAATTTAATTATGGCAGCAGCCGCACCTATTATTGCAGCAGCAATTGCACCAGGTATTCAAGGAATGCTTATAAGATTTGCACTGTCAGTAGCAGTTTCATATATTACAAATAAATTATTTGCTCCAGATATTCCTTCTGGCCCAGGTCAAGCTGATGCAGCCCCAGATCCTGGTATTAGGCAAAGGATAGCTTCTGATCCTGGTAATAAATTACCTGTTATTTATGGAAAAAGTAAAGTATTTGGTTCAATTACATTTGCTGATATAACATCTGATAACCAAACAATGGCATTTATTCTTACATTGTGTGAAGGGCCAATTGAAACTATTGGTCAAATATGGTGGGATGATTTTAAATTAACTTTAGACAGTAATGGTAATGTAACAAATGCAACAGATTCACAAGGTGAAACTGATGATTTTTTAAATGGTAATTTGACAGTTAAAAAATTTAAAGCAGGTGGAAGATGTTCTCCTATGGAAACATTTTCAACTAAATGGGCAACTAATGCTGTAAATAGAACAATGCCAAATGTTGCATATTTATATGTAGAATTAAAATATAATAGAGATGAATCTGTAACTGGTTTAACAAGTAAACTAGGAGCGGAAGTTGATGGTAAATTAGTTAGAACTTTTAGTGGATCTACCTTATCAAGTGTAACATCATATTCAAATAATCCAGCTGAATGTTTATTAGATTATTTAACTAGTACTTTTTATGGTTGTGGTGATGTAATGTCCGATAGTGATCTTGATTTAGATTCATTTATTTCTCATAAAGCATTTTGTGATACTTTAATTACACATACAGATAAAGAGGGTAATAGTACAACAGCAAAAAGATATACAACAAATGGAGTTATAAATACATTTGATGAAAGAGATTTAAATGTTTCCGATTTAGTTATTTGTTCTCAATCTATATTTTCTTATAATTTAGGTAAATTTCAAGTTGTGTCTGATACTACAGGATCATCTGTAATGTCATTTAATCCAGATAATATGTACGGTGATGTTACAATAGTTAATGATGGTTTTAATAGTTCATTAAATAAATTAAATATTTCATTTTCTTCATATGATCAAAAATATCAAGATGATCAAGTATTTTTAGATTTACCTGCTAATTTAAAATCATATAATGAGCCAGAGTTAGTTCAAGATACAAGATTTAAATTTTTAAATAATAACATTATGGTTCAAAGAGTTGGTAATGTTATTGTTAAAACATCAAGAGATAATTTAATTGTATCGTTTAAAACAGATACAAGAGCATTAAAATTACAAGTTACAGACATAGTATCAGTTACAAATAGTACTTATGGCTTTACTGATAAATTATTTAAAATTAATTCTATTACTGAAACAGATATGAACTCTGATGGTGTATCAGGTTATTTTATTACTGCTCAAGAATATAATGCAGATGCATATGCAGAAGAAGCATTAACAGAATTTCAAACAGCACCTAATACAAATTTAGCTAACCCTAGAAATTTTGGAGCAATTACAAATTTAAGAGCAATTAGTAGTGATCCAGATTCTACTACTCCATTTGTACAATTACAATGGACTGTGCCTACTGGGTTAACAGAAACATTTGAAATATATGTTGGGGATAATATTAATGCTACTATTGCTGATAGAGAATTTAATATTTCATTTAGAACATCAACAGGCCCTTTTATTGAAGGTGCAACAATAACACATAAAGTATTTGATTTAGATTTTACAGATACATTAGTATTTTGGGTAAGACCAATTAACCAATTTGCTAGAGGGGCATTTTCTAATTCTTATAACTTTGGTAAATTTAGACCTAATGCTGGTGGGATTACTTCAGGAGATTCTGGGATTATTATTAATCCTAATGATTCAAAAAATCCTTATGGTGTTGTTAATAGATTTGCTCAAATTAAATATGGCGATAGTGATACTGGTTTAAATATAAGAGATGGTTTTGCTGATATTGATGCTGTTCAACAAATAGGTTATGCTGGTACAACAATTAATACAATTACTAGAACTGGCGGAACTGATGGTTCAGGGTCTGTAACATTTCCTTTGGATTTCGATTCAGGTGTATCAACAACAGAAGAACAAGAATTAAGTTTTACAGGAACAAGAGGTAATGTAACACAAAAAGAATTATTACATATTAATTTAGCTGATGATATACAAAATACTACATCTAGAAAAACAATTACAGATGCTGTAGATTGGAATGCAACAGGTTTCTTAACTGCTAACAGTTCAAATAATAGTGTTAAAGTTAATGATACTTTAGAATTAGCTTCATTAGTATCTGGAGGAGTATCATCTGGTTTTGGAAGATCAGTATGTATAGGAACTTCAGCTATATACGTAATGTCTAATACTGAATTATTTTCATTTAAATTAGTTTTAGGTACTTGGACACATTATGCTACAACAAATTCAGGTGGTGTTCAAAATTATAACGTTTCTCCTATGGGAAATGATGTTTTACTTTATAACTCTTCTACTAATGAAGGACAAATATGGAATATTTATTTAGTACCAGCGACAACAGGTGCTTTAGGTGGAGGTCAATTTAACTAATGACAATATTAACAACATTATCAACTTTAGATATTTCTAATAACATTGTAGATACAAGTGAAAATATTATTGTTTGGTATAATGGAACTAAAATAAAATATTATCATAGATATGAACAAGTATCTACAGATATTGAAACTATTAGTGGCGTTATATCAATTAAACTTTTAAACGATACTAATTTAAAAATTACTACAAGTTCAAAAGTTAGAGAATTAATTTTAACAAGACCAGGTACAACTAATACATATACAATTACTTTAGATAGTAATTATGATCTTACTAATGATCCATTAAAAACATGGACATTATCTTTAACAGATTATGGTATTTTAACAGATGCTATGTCTTCAACTGTTTCGGATACGGCTACGGCTGTAGCTTCAGCAATTAATAATTTAACTGGTTTTAGTGCTACTGCTAATAATAATATAATTACTTATACTAATACTGGTTCACAGATTGTACAAACAAGTTCAATAGATTTTACTTTATCTGTTGCAAATGGTGGTGGACAATTTAACTAATGATAAAGGAAATTAAAAATGGCAGCAACTAGTTCTGTTTATGCAAACGCAGGAACATGGGCAGGATCAGATATTATTACTGGTGTTAATATGAGAAATAGTTTAAAAAATATTCATATTATAGATACTAATTCTGTTATTGCAGTGAATACTACAAACACTCAAGTATATACTGATAGTGGAAGTGGGTATGTATCACAACAAACTTATTCAGATACATCAGACATTGTTGGTTTTGGTAAAGAATTTATTTTAAATAATAATTTATATATTTACAATAACCCTCAACCATCTACAGATACAAGATGGAGCACAGGTACAAATACAAAATATTCAGTAAGTTTAGGATCTTTAGGATCTATAACTAACAATACATTTTCAAATAATATAGATGTTATTGATGCATTAAATGAAATTAGAACAGCAATACTAGGTTTAAGTATAAGTGGATTATCAGTTTCATTACCAACTTATGTATCAGATATAAATCCTGATAGTGGTATTATTGATTTTTCAGGCTATGGTATAATAATTAATACAGGAACATCAACAAATGAAAATACATCTTTTTCACTTAATGATGTAGCTGGTGATGGTTCAAATATTATTTATAATTATGAATATGAAACAGATGGTGCTGGAACTTCACAATCAACTACTATATCTTTAACTGAGCCAGATGGGACAGGAACTTATACATTAAGCGTTGGTGCTGATTCTATAGATGATGATCAATCAGATTTAATTGGAACAGATTTAATTGCATTAGTAAATAATAATGTAGAATCTCCTAATAATTATACTGCTATATATGATACTGCTACTAAGAAAATTACTTTTACATCAGTAAATACATTTGATTCAAATGCTAGTGAATTATGGACTGCTGCAGTAAATAATAATAGTGTTACTGGTACTAATGAGGGAAATATTATTTTTGGTACATCTACAATAACAATATTAGGTGCATTAGGATCAACATATAATATTACAGTTCCAGATTTATACACTAAAACTGTTGATGGGTTACCATTATTTAGTGAAGTTATATTTACTGGAGGTACACAAACATCATTTACTAATAGTATAGGTGCTACTGCTGCTGCTCTTGAATTTAAAAATGCATTAAATGCTTCACTAAGTGGAAACATAACTGCAACTATAGATTCAGGTGATTCAAAAATAGTAAATTGGACTACATCTATCCAAGATGATATTGGATTAAACTTAGTTTTTTCTGATACAAATATTACTAAAAGTATTACTGAAGGTATTTTAGGTATTACTCAAACAGATATTGATAGTTCTGGTAAAACTAATATTCAGGTATTTAAACCTGGAAGTGTTAGTGCAGATTATAATAAAAGTTTTGTTGGTTTTGTACCAACGTTATCTGGTGCTGTGAATACAATAGCGGATGTAGTAGAAAATATTAACGAAACAATAACTGATTGGACTATAGAAAAAGATCAACCTGTAAATAATCAAATTAGATTTACTTCAGTTGATAGTGCATATGTAAATAATATATTTAAATTAAATGTAACACACAGCACAGCTACTGGAACAACAATAGGTGATTTCTCAACAGGTGTAGGTAATGCTTCAATTACTACATTAGGTTCATCTGTCCCAGATTATTATGGTTTAAGATCTGTAACTTTAGCTAATAAAAATGTTTTTTCAAATACATCAACAGATTATTCTTGGTTTGAAACTACTAAAAATAGTTTAAATACTATATTTCCAGGATATAAAGTAGATGCTTTAAAAACTCCAGAATTTGCTTTTAATGGATTATCAAATGGTGTTGCTTCATTAGTAGATGGGTTTTTTGCTATAGATGCTAATTCAAATGGTCAATATGTTATTGATACTGATTCACTTACTTCTACTGAAATATCTAATATACCAGTTGATCAATCGGCTAACACAATAAATGGATCTGAAATGGTTTATTATTTTACTAAATTATATTTAGCATATAGAGTAAACAATGACAGTGAAATTACTGGTTTATCATTAGGTGCTAATAATTCTGGTGCAACAATTTATACTAACCCAGGAACTACTTATTCAATTATAGATAGTGCAAGTGATGTTTTACTTGAATCTTATATCTATAAATGGAATGGCACAGCTTGGGTCAAAGAAACTTAATTAACATAACAAACGGTATCTTCGCTAGATACCACTCTTCTATTGGAGAGTTTTTAACCTCATAAGGAAAAATAAAATGCGTATATCAAATATAAGACACTTTTTAGGCGGTGCTGATCAAGTTATCGCCAGAGAAGTTTTACAAGGTAATCAATTCCTTTTAAACATTAGTGGAGATGAAAATCTTGACTATTCAACTGCAACATTTACTTTAGCTACAGAACTGTTTACAGCAGATGTTACTGATGGAAGAAGTAGTATAACTATTAATTCATTAACTAAAGATGCTAATGCAAATGTTCAAAGCTATACTTCAGCAGATTTAATTAGAAACACAACTCAAGGGGCATTTGATATTAAGGTACCTAGTACTTTGTTATCAGACTTTGATCATGGTGGACATGTACATACAGCATCACCTGATACTGCTAGCCCTTATATTGTTGCTATGAAACTTCAATGGACAAACGGTGAAGAGATTAAATCAATAAGATTCTTATTCGTAATAAGATATCAACCGCAATAAGGAATTGAAATGACAATAAAAATTACTGATAACAATAAGATTAACCTTACTGTAGGTACAAATAGACCTGGTGCTCAAGGTGCAACTGGCCCCGCTGGTGCTCAAGGTGCTCAAGGTATACAAGGTATACAAGGTGATACTGGCTCTACTGGCCCACAAGGTACAACTGGTTCTAATGGATTAAAAGGTGATACTGGATTAACTGGTTCTCAAGGTACTCAAGGCCCTGTAGGATCACAAGGTATAAAAGGTAATACTGGTAATGCTGGTGTTGCAGGCCCAACTGGTGTTGCTGGCCCACAAGGTAATTCTGGAACTGCTGGATCTCAAGGATTAACAGGTTCAACTGGTGCTACTGGCCCTCAAGGCCCAACGGGCTTAACTGGTGCTGCTGGTGCTTCTTTCGATATCGATTCTTATGATGTAACTTCTTCTATAGATAATGCTGATTTATTATTCTTATCTAGAAACAGTTCAGGTGATGAGAAGAAAATTACTTTAAGTGATTTAAATACTAAAATTGAAAGTTTAATTAGTCCTGCATTACAAACTTATACTGATACACAAATATCAAATTTAATTAATGGTGCACCTGGTACTCTAGATACACTAGAAGAACTAG